ACTTTGGTAAAGCTATAGAAGCATTGAAAGAAGGCAAGAAAGTTGCTCGTAGAGGCTGGAATGGTAAAGGTATCTTTATTGAGTTGCAAGTTCCAGACGCATTCTCAAAGATGACGTCTCCTTATATCTACATCAACACAACTGGCCTCAAAACAGATAATCAAGATGCACCGAAAAGCCTTGTTCCTTGGCTTGCATCTCAACCAGATATGCTCTCTGAGGACTGGGAAGTTGTATAAACAGAACCTAACAAATCAAGAGATAGAACGGATTCAAGGAGGAGACATTAAGCTCCTTCTTGAAAAACTAAAGAGTTCTGATAGGATATTGACTACAGAACTTAAAACCCCTAAGAGTGATACCTCGCTCCTTCAAGGAGCCTCGGGTGTCATAGACAGACTGATTAAAATTTTAGAGGTCAACCCTAAGTAAGGCCCTTGACCCAAGGTGAATAATGAGAGATAGTATTGAGAGCTTGGAAAGAGAAGAGAAAGAACTTGAAGAACGACTTTTTGGTACTCCTTCCTCAGATGTGACCACTGATGGGGAAACTACCAAGGTTGAGACTGGTGCAGAAGAGACACACGTGAAAGAGGAAGCGTTGGTCGCGCCTACTCCTAAGCCTGCCACGGACGAACAGTCTGAATCACAGACAGAGAATTGGGAATTGAGGTATAAGAATCTTCGTGCTTCACGGGATGACAATGCCTACAATGCAAAGGCTAAATTAGCTGCTGCTTTGGAAAATGTCAATGCTCTGCAAAAACGAGTTCAAGAGTTGGAAGCTGCAATACCTACTGTAGACCCACTCGAAGGAGCCTTTACAGATGAGGATACGGAAGAATTAGGAGAGCAAGCTATAGAAGCAATGAAGCGTGTGACTCAGAAAGCTACTGCTGCTGCCACGGCACGTTATGATGCAGAGATCAAACGTATGCGTGAGACAGAGAAGATACAGAATGAGAAGTCCGCTAAAGATGCTAAACAAGATGCTTATGATGTCTTCCTAGGCCGTATTGAGAGAGCAGTCCCTGACTGGAAAGAGATTAACTTTGATCCTGCATTCATGAAATGGTGCAAGGAAATAGATGTTGATGGACTCCCACGAAGTGATCACTTCACCAATGCCGAAGCTCAAGGGAACGCTGCATTAATTATCAGGTACATGCTAGACTATAAAGGATCTAAGCCTGCACACATAGACAAGCTCGCTGACAAAGTGACTCCTGTTGGTAATGGTGCTGCTGCATCCCAAACTGGAGCTTTAGAATCTAAGAAGATTTCTAAAGCATATATAGATAAGTTCTATGATGACTTGAACCGTGGTAAGTACAAAGGGAGATATTCAGAAGCACAAGCTATTGAAGCTCAAATTGATAAAGCTACGATGCAAGGACTCATAGTTTAATAAAGGTATATTATTATGGCTATTCGTCCAAGTACTAATACAGATTACACAGGTATCACCAGCTCTTATGTAGATGGCTCCAAGTTTATCCCGGAGTTGTATTCCAAGAAGGTTCTTAAAAACTTCTGTATTGGAACCATGTACAAAGAGTGTTTCAATACTGACTACGAAGGGGAGATAAAGGGCCAAGGCAGTAAGGTTCACATCCGTAAGACCCCTGAGATCAATGTAACAGCCTATGCAGTTGGTGATGAGCTGACTTACCAAGTACCTACCAAGGATGCTACGAGCCTTACCATTGAGCAAGGTTTCTACAGTGCATTCCAGATTGATGATGTCAACAAAGCTCAGGCTGATATTGACCTCATTAACATGTTTGCAGCTGATGCAGCTGAACGTATCAAGATTGCCGTAGACAAAGAGGTGTTTGAGTACATCTCCACACTGGCAGCTCCTGCCAATCAAGGTGCTGCTGCTGGAGCTATCAGTGGTAGTGTTAATCTTGGTGTTCTGGCAGGTACTGGTACTACCCTTGAGATTACAAAGGATAATGCTATTGACTTTATTGTAGACATTAACTCTGTCCTCACTGAAGCTAATATCCCCACAGAAGGACGGTGGCTTATCCTCCCTGTATGGTTTACTGCACTGTTGCAAAAAGGTGATCTTAAGAGAGCTGATGTAACGGGTGACTCCACTGGTGTTATTCGCACAGGAGCTATTGGTAAGATTGCTCAGACTACTATCTATGAAAGTAACAACCTCTTTACAGCAACAGATGGTGATGGTGATACTGCCACCTATGTAATTGCTGGTACTAAAGAAGCATGTACCTTTGCTTCTCAGATTGATAAGGTAGATACTCTTCAGATTGAGAAGAGTTTTGGTAGCTACTGGCGTACACTGTTCATCTATGGGCGTGCAGTTGTACAACCTACTGCTATGGCTGTTGGGATTGTTAAGAAAGGCTGATTAAACCAACTGTCTCTCTAGAGTTACTAAGGTCTCTCTAGAGAGACTTAAGGAGAAAGTATATATGCGTAAAGAAGATCCTTTTATTAATGTTATGGTAGAACAGACTGGTGTAGAGATGGCAATTCACCAGTCTTCCTATGATAAATACCCACAGCTGTATAGACATCTTGGGCTCTATAAAGAAGTGGAAGAGCAAAAGAAAGAAGAGGTAGTAGAGAACAAGAAAGAACTTACTCGTAAAGAGATGATGGACTCACTGTCAATCAAAGGTGTAACTTTCAGTGCTAATGCAACTCATGCTGAACTTAAAGCTCTGCTTGAAGGTGAATAATGTCTACCTACTTAGAACTTACCCGTAAGGCAAGGGTTCTGTGTGGGATGCAAGGTACTGGCCCCTCTTTTATATCAACAGTACAGGGGCCAGAACAAGCACTTGCATACTTTGTCTCAGATGCTTATGTAGACATTCAAAATCTTAGAGAAGACTGGACATGGTTAGAGAAGACTCAGACATTCTCTACAGAAGCAAACAAAGGTACTTATGATTCTATGGATGTATTCTTCTCTGATACCCTGCCTTTGAAGAAGTACCAGAAGGATTCTTTTGTTATAGAGGCTAACAGTACTAAGAAGTATCTTCAGTTTATAGAGAGAGATACATTTGAAAGAGTACATCTTAATGATACTCAGCTAGGAGTACCATCAACATTTACTATAGACCCTTCCTCTTTCAGCCTTACATTTGCAAGTATTCCTAATGGTACCTATAGCATTTCTTTCAGGTATCAGAAGAACCCTCAGATCCTCACTAGTGATAATGATATCCCTCTTATGCCTCTTGCATTCCATCTGCTGATTGCATACAAGGCAGTAGAGAAGATGTCCATCTACCTTGGTAGTCCAGAGATTTATAGTGAGTATGCCCATGAGGCAACGGTGATGATGGGGCAGCTAATGCGTGTTGCTAATCCTAAGAATAGAATGCAGGTAAGACCTTTTGTATAACAGGAGACATAATGAAAGCTAGTCCAATATCATTCAGTAACTATTATGTAACTCCTCATGGTTATGTCTATGGTGCTTCTTACGCATCTAAAGTAATTAACCTAGCAGGTGGTGTTAATGAGAATGTTAGTTCTCTTGAGCTAGAAGCAGGAGAGCTTATTGACTGTGTTAATTACATGATGGCAGAAGGCTCTGATGGAGGTTACACTAGTGTTGCTGGCTTCGAGAGAATGGACGGGGCTTTACTCCCCTCTGCCTATGAGTCACTTGTAATAACTCTTACAGGCTGTTCAAATGCTATACTCAAGGGTGACACTCTTACTCAGACATCTGATGGGTCCACCTGTATAGCTCTTGAAGATGGTGTTATTAGTTCAGGCAGCTACATAGGTGGAGATGCTCAGGTAGTTGTACAATGTCTATTTGGCTCTGGTGATATACTCTCTGGCGAATCTCTAGAGACATCAGTACCAGTAGGAACTACTCTTCTTGTAGAGACTGTAACTGGTGGTACTTCAGATTATCATGCTGGTATAGAGTATGCCCGTCTCTCTGTCCAAGTAGTTCCTGGTGAAGGGCCTATACTTGGACTTCATATCTTTGAGAATGAGGTCTATGCTTTCAGGAAGAAGGTAGGGATAAATGAGGTAGGCTTCTATAAGGAGGATTCAACATCTGGATGGGTAGAGATAGATACCTCTAGTAATCCCATAGCCTATGGTGACAGCAGCTTCAAGTTCACTGATTACAACTTCAAGGCTAACTCAGATGCCTACTCAATGTACTGGTGTGATGGTGTCAATAAGGCTAGAGCCTTTGATGGCACTACAGTAACAGCTATTGATAACTCAGGTATGGGGCTAGCTGACATCCCTATTAACATTATAGCACTTAACTTCTACCTTTTCCTGATATACCCAGAAGGGTCTCTCCAGTACTCTCAGCTTGGGGTACCTAATGGATGGGATGGTACACTTGGGGCTGGTGAGATTGGCTTAGGGGATGATGTAAGAGACCTTGAGGTTGGTGTTGACTCTACTCTTATTCTTTTCCTTAGACAAGGTATTCGTATCCTAAGTGGTACTACAGCTGATGACTTTGTGCTGACAGTCTTCTCTCAGGTATCTGGAGCTTTCTCTGGTACAGCACAGAGGATGTTAGGTACTATCTTCTTTGTAGAGGACAGAGGACTTACTACCCTCTCTGCTGTGGAACAGTATGGCTCTTATGCGTCTAGTAGTATCAGTCAGAAGTTCAAGAAGACACTACTTGACAAGAAGCATACTATAACAGCTACAGTAACAAGTAGAGACTTAAATCAGTACCGTATATTCTTTAATGATAAGGCTGGTATCTTTGTATCATTTGAGAGTGGTGACCAGAAAGGTGCTACTTTTATTGCATATAATAAAGTGGTATCTATGGTAGCTCAAGGTGAGGACTCTACTAAATCAGACTACATCATCTTCGCATCTGATGATGACCAAGGGTATGTCTTTAAGATGGACTCCGGTACATCCTTTGATGGTTCGCCTATTACTACTAGGATGAGTACAACCTACTACCACTATGGTTCTCCTCGTAGTTGGAAGATGTTTAAGGGAGCCACCTTTGAGATATTTGCTGAGTCAGGACAAGAGTTTAATATCAAGGTAGACTTTGATTATAATGAACTAGGTTCTCCAAGTACTATCTGGTACACACCTGTGATTGAAAGTGTAGTTGGTGGTGCTATTTATGGAGAGGGTGTCTGGGGTGTGATGAAATATGGTGTAGGAGCCGCAGTTACTAATAGAATCCCTCTTTATATCCAAGGCAAGGGAACTAACATGTCTTATAAGATACTTACAAATGAGACATACAGACCACAACATACTATTCAGAATATAATTACTGATTATCTTAAGGGTAGCCGGAGGGTTTAAATGTCAAAATATTACACACCACCTGCAACAGTTGTAGATGGTGATATAGCTTATGCAGCTGATGTAAACAGTATTAACACAGAGACAGACACAGGGTTCACACTTGCATATGCTGATATCAGTGCTATGGAGGGTACAGTATCTGCATGGGCTGCACTTGCGAAGAAGTGGGCTGAGAATCCAGAAGACGTAGAGGTAACTTCAGGAGCCTATAGTGCAATGCACTGGGCCTTGAAGTCAGAGAGCTTCGTATCTGATGCTCAGGCTTACTCTGTAGACAGCCAGAACTATTCTATAGCAGCAGCTGCAAGTGCATCTACAGCTACCACTAAGGCTACTAGTGCAACTACCTCAGCTACTACAGCTACCACTAAGGCTACAGCAGCAGCCACTTCTGCTACTAGTGCAGCTACCTCAGCTACAGCATCAGAGGCTTCAGCAGTAAGAGCAGAGAGTGCAGCTGTAGACAATGCCTCAAGCATTACTGCTCTTACAGCAGTTGTTAGTACTAACACAGGTAATATATCTGATAACACATTTGATATATCCTTACATGAAACTAGGATACTTGCTAATGCTTCTGATATTGCCTCTCACGATACAAGAATACTTGCTAATACTTCTAGTATTTCAGACCTTGAAACAGCTACCCATATTACAAACTTCTTAATAAATGGTAACTTCACAGTAAACCAGAGAGGCTTTGATGGTGTATGGTCTACTGTTGCAATAAGAAAGTATGGCTATGATAGGTGGTGTAAGTTTTCCAATACGCATATTGAACAGGTTATAGCACAGGAGAATATTCCATCTGGAACCTACACATTATCTTGGATAGATGGTGGTAGTGGTCTTAGTGGGTCTATTGGTGGTACTACAGTTCTGAATGGTGGTAGTGCTTCTATTACAGTTACAGGTAATGTATCCGTAACTGTTCCTAATGATGCAACTAAGGTGCAGTTAGAAAAAGGCACTGTTGCACATTCACTCAGCTATGTTCCCTATGAAGAGACTCTTGATAGGTGCATGTACTACTTGCAATATAAGAAATGTAATGCAAGGATGTATGCCACAATTGCATTAGCAATTATGAACACTACAGTTGACTATAAACAGATGTATGCTGCCCCTACTGCAACCCTTATAAGTGCTGGTTCTGTAGTTAATGTATCTGATACACGTCTGAGAAACGTAGAGAAGAGCTCTGCAAGATTCGAGATAGGGGCTGCTGCTGCTGGTGATACTTATATATTTGGGAGTGAGTACCAACTTGATGCAGAGCTTGAAGGAACAGGGAGTTTAACATGACACAGTACAAATTAGTAAAAGATGGCGGCGTAATAGACGTTGAAAATAAAAGAACTATTCCAGAAGATGTACACAACAGGCACTGGTGCCAGTATCTTGAATGGTGCTCTTGTGGTAATGTGGCTGAACCAGCAAGTACTCCTGAGGCTGAACTTATTACCAGTATCTGGGAAACCTTTGAGCAAGAAGCAAATGCCCCTGCAACTACCACTGACCCTGCTGGCACATGGAAAGGTGGTGAGTCTTCAGCTATGGCTATCCGAGGAGCTGCGTTGCTTGCTGAAGATAACGGGCTTACCACAGCAGTTATCACAGATGTGAACAGAGAAGAGCATGAGCTTACCATCGCAGAGGTGAAGAAGGTATCGTCTGCAATCCTCTTCCAGTGGCAAGCTGCATTCTTTAAGCGTCAAGCAGCTCTTAGAGAGATAGGGCAATGACACAGGTAGATAATCAGATTTGGTATACATGTGGTTATAAATACCAGCTCTCTAGAGATTATACTACCCTAACAGCTATCCACCCTGAGAAGAGAATAGAGACAGATTATATTATTCTTACTACAGATGGGTATCTTACTGCAAAGAAAGGATACGCATGGGACGGTCCCAGTGGCCCTACAGTGGACGATGACACAAACATGAGGGGTAGTGTAGCTCATGATGTAAAGTACCAGCTGATGAGGCTTCAGCTCATTTCTTATTCGTGTAGGAAGCTCAGTGACCAAGAGATGAAGGATGATCTTGGAGAAGATGGGATGGGGTGGGTCAGGAGAGAGGGATGGTACTATGGCCTAAGGTTGGGTGGTAGTGCATCTGCTAGTCCACTCTCCACAAAGATTGTTAGAGTATCACCAGAGAGGGTATAATGGCAGAAGAAGGTACAGAAATAAGTGAGAAAGGACAGGAGGTATCAGCCCTAACAGGTGCTGCCTACAAGGATGTTGCAAGTACAGACCTACCAGAATATAAAGGGTATGACCAAGAGGCAGCAGCAAATGATATTACAAAGAATGCAAGTGGTCTTGATTATGTAGATGAGGATAAGAGCACTGTAAGAGGACAGCTCAACAGTCTCTTGGCAGAGGATAGTCCTTATATCACACAGGCCCGTCTTAGTGGAGAGAAAGAATCAGCTAGCAAGGGCATGTTGAACTCCTCCATGGCAGCAGGTAACTCTCAGGCCAAGGCAATACAAGCAGCAGTACCTATTGCAGCTCAAGATGCTTCTACATATGCTGCTGCCCAAGGTAAGCAACAGGCAGGAGATATAGCACAGGCCCAGTCTCAGGCAGACGGCATTGTGTCTGGGTATCTTTCTGCTCAGAAAGCTAACGTAGCTGCAAAAGATGCACAGATTGCTAATGCTTTTACAGCAGCTATGCAAGGTGCATCTGAATCTAATACAGTTCTTTTGAATGATATGCAGAACACTCATAATACATTCCTTCAAGAGATGATAAATGAACAGAACCTCTTGTTACAAAGAGAGAATACAAGTGCAGACACAGCTAAATTAGTAAGTACTCAGGCATCTACGATCATGCAGAACTATCAGATCTCTGTAGAGAATATGCTTACTGATCCTGACTTCCTTGACCTTGGGGCAGACGCTGTAAATAATGCTATCAACAATGTACAGACACTTGCCAAGAACACACTTAAGTTTGTAGGCTCTACAGCAGGTGTAGACCTTGGTGATTTTGTAGACTATTATCTCACGGACATCAGTGTATTATGATAGAGCCATGTACTATACTTGACCTTGGAGAGTTAGCAGATATTGTTAATAGGTTTGCGGAAGGAGATGCTCTTATGAGAATCCGTCTGGACATAATGGGGGTGACTAACGGGACATGGTTTCTTTATAAAGACTGCTGTATGTGTTATGAGAAGGTAGCTCCTAAGGTTGCTCAAGCGCATATCTATAGTGTCTCTAGAGAGAGCAGAGGCAGAGAGCTTAGGGACTTTGCCATAGAAACATGATGTTGGATGATTGATAACAGAGGTATAAAGTCTATAGTAAACTATGTAGATAAAGAGAGAAGATCTCTTCAGCTCTTTATGAAGATGATAGGCTCTAGGAAGGTATGCGAGCTAGCAGACCAGATACTCTATGTATCTACAAAAGAGGAGTGTGTATAATGGGTATTGAAGTAGCAATTGGTACAGCTGTTGCAGGTGCTTTCTTCACAGCTGGTACTGTAGCATTTGCAGTGACAACGATTGCCGTCTCTATAGTAGCAGGAGCTGTCATAGGGGCTGCTATTGGTGGACTTACAGCGGCTCTTGTTGGTGGGGATATTAGCAAAGGTTTACTGTATGGTGCAATAGGTGGTGCAGTAACAGGTGGTATAGGTGCTTGGGGTGAAGTAGGATCTACTTTCTCTTCTGCTGGTACAGAGATTGGTACTAACGTAGCATCTGCTGGGTCTAATGTTGAAGGTGCAGCAGGTACTCAAATTGCTGCAAGTAATGCTGATAAGTTCTATAGTGTAAACTCATTCACTTCTGCCTCTGATGGAGTCTCTGGTATCACAGGTGGGGGTCCTGCAGGAGGTGCCTCACTTCTTGCTAAGACAGGACAGTTAGCAGGAAGTAATATAGGTGGGTTGGCTCAGGCTGGTGCTACTATTGGAGGCAAAGCTATAGAAGGGTATGCTGCTGGTGAGACTAATGAAGCGACACTGAAGGCTCAGGCAGAACAGCAAGCTATCCAGAATGCTCTTTCAGAGAAACTCTATGCTGCAAATAATGCGACATCAGTAGGTATAGCATCTCTTAATGCTGATGTTCAAAAGCGTGGGCAAGATATTACAGCTACTACTGCTGCTAATGCTCTCCAAGCACAGATAGATGATGCAGCTACAGAGAGAGAACTTGCAGTGCAGACAAGAGAGCGTAAGTCTGGTGCAGTAGCTTCTCAGAGTATTGCCGCTAGTGGAGGACAGCTTAAAGGGACCTCTATCAGAGATCAGGTATATGGCTCAGATCAGGAGGCTTTCGCCTGATGGCTAATGAAGGGATGCTCAGGGGAAACAGGGACAGGTCTAACTCTGGGATAAGGGCTAATGATCTAAGGAATAACAGACCAGATAACCTTACTCAATTCTATGATGACCTTGGCTTCTCTGCTACACCTGAAGCACATGAACAGTATGTAGAGGATGAGGCAAAGTTTCAGTCTACTGTTGGTGATTATCAAGCAAAGGTAGATGATGCTACAAAAGAGTATAATAACTACAAGAGTACGTATGACAGTGAGCTTGCTGCTCTTTCCAAAGCACAGTCAGAATTACCCTCTCTTGATAAGGCTGTTAATGATAGCTATAGTGCCTACCAGAAGTCTCTTATAAAAGTACAGGTAGTGGGGCCAGGAGATAAAGTACAAAAGACTTACTACTTACCAAAGGATTCTGCTGGTGGTATGGTAGGTCAAACAGGTTTATTTACATCTTGGGATGGGAAGTATAACAAAGATGTAAACATGATGGGACATACCGTTTTTGGTGCTACTGATAATGTTGGTAATGTAATGAATGTCATGGTAAAGGGTTATAAGAATGACTCACTTATATCATCTCTTGATGAGGCATCTGCCAAGATAGAGACTCAGTATAAGGCACAAGTAACACAGTCAATTTCAAAAGAGTTAGCAGCTGCCACTGGATCTTTTGCTCAACAAGCTGCACAACTCTCTGAGAATGCCGGAGTTCTTAGTGGTTACAATGACCAGATAACTACAGCTCAAGGTACACTTGACTCTACAGTAGCACAGAGAGAGGCTGCATGGGAAGCACTTAGTCAGAAGTACATTGATAGGTCAGCTAATATGAGAGACATCCTGGGAGGATTAACAGTTGAATCAGCCAAATGAAGTACCTCAAGAAGAAGAAGCTATGCCTCAAGAACAAGGTACACCTCAAGAACAGGGTACACCTCAGGAAGAGACTATGCCTCAAGAAGAAGGTATGCCTCAAGAGGACACAGAGGAGATTAAAATACCTAAGGCATCACCAGAGCTACAGAGACAGGGAAATGCCTACATCACTGCCCTATCACATCTGCTGCATAGTGAGGAGACAGCTGGTAGTGTTCTAGAGATGCTGAGAAGTGCTGGAGACACTGCACAGAAGAGTGTACCTTATACTGCACTTGCAGTCAACAAACAGATGGAAGAGCCTGCAAGAGCTAAAGGAAAGCCTCCCGCCCTTGAAGTACTCCTTGCTGCATTCCAGTTCCTTGTAGGAGATCTTGTACAGATTGGTAATGCCGCTAGTTTATTTAAAGTAGAGTCACAAGAGGAAATTGGTGCAATACTCAAGGAGACCTTGCAAACGTATATCACGGAAGGTATTCATAATGGTACTGTTGATCCTGTAGAGTTGCAGGAAAAGGCTGAACCCTTTATGGATAAAGAGCATAAAGAGCTTGGAATGAGGGCAGCTAAGATGACAGGTACGCCAGACAGGCCAGACCAGAACACTGCTATGCAAGCCTACGGTGCCCAGCAGAAGAGAGCTGGTATGCTCAAGGGAGGTAAGCAATGAGTAACTTTGGAATGTTAGGAGCTATTGCAGGAGTAGGACAGGGCATGCAGAGCTATGCCGAAGTAATGCAGAAGAACAAAGAGGCTGCATGGGAAGACATGAGGTCTCAGGTAAATTATGAGAGACAACTTCACCTGCAAGAATTGAATGACCAGCGTGCCAGAGCTCTTGCAAAAGATAACTATGCACACGCTGAGACTCTACAGAAACAGGGCTTTACTAACTCTGAGACTCTGCAAAAACAAGGCTTTGCTAACTCTCAGAAACTGTATGGTATTGAACTAGCAGACAAACGTGCAGACCAAATAGAACAGAATAGGTTTACAGCTGGTGAGAATGCTGCTAACAGACGGGGTGCTCTTGACCTTCTTAACCGACAGAATACTCTTAACCAACAGAATAGAAAAGATGCTGCTACTTTCACCACTGCACAAGAGCTGAAGGAAAATACTGCTGAATGGGAGGCTCTGAAGAAGAGTGGTATACTAGAAGGTAAGACTGATAAAGAGAAAGAGTTTATAGAGTTGGCTACTCTGCATCCGAAGGTTGCTGCTACAGTTGCTACACTTACCAAAAAGGATGCTGATAAGTTCAGTCCAGAACAGTATGCTATTACTTATCGTAAGTCACTTGAAGACTTTCCAACACTTGGTGCGAATAGGAAAGAAGCTATAAAACAAAAGGCTATGACTAATGGCTATGACCCTCTGGATGCAGATTCTTTCTATGCTCAGCAACAAGCAGCAATAGCTTCTAGACTTTCTAGTGGAGCTACTAAGGAAGTTGCTAAACCTCTTAATGCAAAAGGGTGGGCTTTTTTTGAGCATGAGGTTCATGCAGATAGGATAACTCCAGAGCTTATGAAGGTGTTAAAGACTGATAATGACAGAGCTAGAGCCATTAAGATCATAGAGGCTTATGAAGCATCTAAGAATGCTTCACCTGAGGTAGAATCTCCATCTAAGGTAGAACCTGCTGTGACTCAAGCAAACCCAGACCAGGCTCCTTTGACCTATCATGGAAGAACACTGTTAGGTCCAAGAAAGAATGGCCCTCTTGATAATGCAATTAGGGGGCAGCTTCATGACTTTGGAAGGCTTCTGAAAGGCAATTACAAAACTGAGGAGAACCAGTAATACTATGTTTGAACTAGATGACAGCTTTTATGAGACTGAACCAGAGGCAGTACAGGTACCTTATGCTGAAGAGCGAGGTACCACCATGGATATTATCCATGATATTTATACAGGAGTAGGAGAGACAGCTGATCTTATTGGTAGAGGCATTGGATCGGAGACTGTGCAAGGAATAGGAGAGAGTATGCTGAAGTCTCCCTTTGCCCGTCCAGACATCTCTCAATACTACAATACAGATTCAAGGGTAGGAAGAGTAGTAGATGGTATTGTAAGAAGTCTTCCTACTACTGCTGTCCTTGGTGGTGCTACTGCCCTTGCAAGTGTCTTAACAACTCCTGTTGGTGGAGCTGCTACATTTGCTGCTGGTCTTGGGGTTATTGGGCATGGTACTTATGATTCTAGTTTGGAACGTATTAAGATGGAAAGACCTGATCTATCTGAAGCTGAACAAAAGAAGTATGCTGCTATTGATGGATGGTCAGAAGCAGGTACTGAAGCTCTTGGTTGGTTAGTTCCTTTTGGTATTGGTAAGAGTGCAGGTAGGGCATTGTCTGGTGCTGCTACCAAGAAGCTTACTACTGCTCTTATGGATTCAGGAAGAGTAACTAGTGACCAAGTAATAGCATCTACTATCAAGCGTATTGGTGCAAAGGAATCTATTGCTGGTCTCTTTGGTGGTGCTGTAGCTGATGGTACTTCTGAGGTAGCTAATGAGTTGATACAGTCTGCTAACAGAGATTCAGTAGGACTTGACTCCTCTCTTCCAGACCTTGTTGATGTCTTCCTTATTGGCTCTGCTCCTGGTGGTGTAATTGCTGGCGGTACTATGGCAATGAGTCAGAGACATAAAACTATTGTAAGGAATAAGCTGAATGAAGGGTTAGCATCTGATGACATAGACACCAGAATGAATACTCTAGATACTATCTCTATGGGTCTTTCTAAGATTGATCCTGAGATTGGGGATAGCTACAAGAGTAATATGCTTGATAAGGTACAGGCAGGTCCGGTATCTCTAGAGACACTTGTAGAGACTCCTGAAGAAAGTATTATTAACAACCCTGATCCAACCCTTCAAGCTGAAGGTATTCCTACTAACAGTAATCCTATTGATACAGCTACTACAGCAAAGCCTGTTGTAGAAGGTACCTCCTTAGAGGGTACTTCCCCAGAAGGTACTCCCTTAGAGGGTACTCTCTTAAAAGGCACACCCCCAGAGGGTACTTCCTTAGAGGCTGCTCAAGGGGCAGTTGTACCTGATGCACCTAATGGTATAGGGGCACAAGAGAGCGTGGTCACAACACCCCCTCAAGTGGCTCCTACTAGGTATCAGAAGGCTGTAGAAGCTATGAGTCAAGAGCCTGCACGTAAGGCTGCTGTAGAAAGAGGTATCCAAGAGATAGAAACACAGACTCAAGAGCTAGCTACTAATACAGGGTTATCTCTGAAACAGAGGAAGAAACTCTCTAAGAATATTGAAGAGAATAGAAAACTGGTTGAAGAAGAAGTAGCTGATGTACTTAATGAACCTAAAGTAGAAGAGCCTGCTAAGAAACCTATAGTAATTACTAAAGCAGGAGAACCTATTGAGGTAGCTGAAGAACCTATAGTAATTACTGAAGTAGGAGAACCTACTAAGAAACCTATAGTAATTACTAAAGTAGGAGAACCTACTAAAGAACCTATAGTAACTACTAAGGTAGAACCTATTAAGGTAACTAAATCTAAGGCAGTAAAACCTATTAAGATAGGACCTGCTAAGGTAGAACCAGAAGAAGCTGATAGTACCCCTCTGTCACCTGAGGGTATACAAGAAGCTATGAGCATGAGTAGCAATGGGTTCACCCCTGAAGAATCATTTGCTATGGCCAAGGAAGGTATCAAAGCTGATGTAGCTATATCTCTCAAGAAACAGAAGGTACCTAATAAGTACATTGCTGCCCTTGCTAAGAAGAACATCACTAAGGTTACAGTACCAGTAGAGGCTCTTAGAACAAACAAAGAAGGTAGTAATAAGCTTGCGCGTGCTGAGTGGACTGATGGTACCATAGTAGAGAGTGCTAAGACTAAAGCACTTAGATGGAAGGTTATTGGTAAAGATGGACTAGAGAGACGTGCTCCTAACCTTGCTATAGTCAGAAAAGCTATTGAGTCAGGTAAGGTATCTGAACTTGAACCTTTTGAGAATAAGACTACAAGAGAGAAGAAGACAGACAGTATTACCAGACCCCTTACTGAAGAGGAACAGCAGACTATTACAGAGTATCTCCTTGACTCTGTAAATAATCCTAAAGCAACTAACCCTAATGCAAAACCTGTTAAGAGGGTTGAAGTAACTCCTGAAGAAATGGCTAAGCTGGTAGTTAAGATGGGTGCTGGAAAGCTCAAGCCAAACGTTGCAAGAGATATAATGAACTCAGGTAGTGTTCTATATAAGGCACTTACCTATGAGATGTCAGAGAACGGGGGGCTGACTGATGAGGGTGTAAGAGCAATGATTGTACGATTGCTCAATGAAGAACAGAATGCCTCTGATGCTGCTAAGAAAAGTAAGGAAGGTATCTCTAGAGAGGTCACAAGCTATGATACTATTCTTGACAAAGAAGAAGTTAAAGCACATGGTGTAAAGCCAGAGAAGCAGGTGGAGCTAAGTGGTGAAGGTGAAGAGCTAGAGGGAGAACTTACTGGGGAACTTACTGAAGAAGGGACTGATACTGATACCGAAGTAATGGATGATGTAGAGGAAGAGTCTGGTATAGGAGCTGCTCCTAGAGAGGAGAGAGAGTTTTCTGGTATAGAAGCAGCTGCCCTAAAGGAGAAAGGATCTAGTACAGAAAAAGAATCTAAGTCAGATCCTACTCAGTACACTCAGGAAGATAAAGGTAAGTATCAGACCTTTAAAGAGTGGAGAGAGCCTAAAGGAGAGAAGGCTACAGCAGCTGAGCATTCTAAAGAGGCTAAGGTTTTCTATGTAACTAAGGACAAGCGGTATGTATTAGAGCCTAAAAAAGATGAGAACAACAGGGTATCTTTTGAACTCTGGAAGAATGGTAAGGATACTGGGGAGTCTTTTAATAATCCTGAAGAGGCTATGGAATGGGCCAAGGATAGTGACATAGAAGAGGATACCCCAAGCCAAGGTGAAGCTATAGCCGAGGCAAGTAAGAAAGCCTATGGTCTTGAAGAGGCTATTAAGAAACTTAAAGCTCTTAGCCCTTCTGAGGATATACAAGAGGCTATCAGCATCCTTGAGAAAGAGGCAGCTCCTAAAGAAGAACCTGAAGTAGTAGAAGAACCTAAGGCAGCAGAAAAACCTGTACGTAAGAAAGGAATAAGACGCAAGAAGAAGACTGAAGAAGCTAAGACTGAAGAGCCTGCTACTAAGAAAGTAATAAGACGTAAGAAGAAACCTGAAGAAGCCAAGGCTGAGGTAGTTGAAAAGCCTAAGGATATGGATCAGAAGTTGAGAGAGGTTGATACATTATCAGCAGCTGTTGAAGTAGCAAGGGACAATATAAAAGATCCTCTTGTTCTGATGTTCCTTGATCGTATTAAAGGATCTATCAAAGATGTACCTTTTGAACTCATAGATAAATGGGGCGTTCAAACACGAGCTACTAAAGGACTCAAAGGGCTGGAAGAAGGGGCTAAAGGGATTGCTTGGGCAACTGAAGGTCGTACCAAACAACATGTACTTGTTGCATCTGATAAGCTGTTTGATACAGGGGATAATATTGCCATTATAGTAGCACATGAAGCTACCCATGTAGCTACTATGACTGCTATGTATAATGCCAATACAGTAAAGATGGTTGGTACCCCTAAAGGTAATGCAATTAAGGCAATCAAAGAGATTAGACATGATTTGATTAAGTATCAAGAGTCTATAGACACTAGCAAGCTGGATAAGCTGACTAGGATATCTCTAAATGAGGCTACTGATGATGTCTATGAACTTGTATCTTATGGTATAACCGATAAGAATATACGAAGCATGCTCAAGGAGATAAAAGGGAAGAATGATAGAACTTTATTCAGCAAGTTTATAAGTGCTGTAAGGGATCTACTTGGACTAAATATAAGTGAGGCTAATGGTTTAAGTCGCCTCCTTGAAGCTGTAGATATTCTTGTTCCTTCAGAAGGTCTTGCACCTACTGAGGAGTATGGACTTAAGGAAGAGAAGAACCCTGAGGCTCTCAAGCCCCTTCAACAAAAGGAAGCAAATGAAAAGATAAAAGCAGGAAAGCTTGACATATCTGCTGAGGCTAATAAGCTAGCTGAGAAATATATGTCAAACCCTAGAGGATTTGCTGGAGGTATAGCAGAGTTATATAAACTAGAAGACAGTCCAGCAGTAGAGAGGGCTGTTGAAATTCTTCAAGTACTAAGAGAGACGGAGCCTGCTCCGGTAGGTACATTTGCAACGAGGTGGAAGAATGGACTTGTCACATTAGAGTGGCTTGCTAATAATAGTGGGGCAATTGATAATGTAACTCAAGAGCTTGCTAAGTTCTTACTTAAGAATGTAGATCATCATAAGCTAGAATCAGTGGTAGTAGAGTTTGATAATAAAGATCACTACCAAAAAGGTATTGTCTATTTTGGGTACACAACTCGCTATAGTACCATGCTCCATGAGATTGTTCATGGAATTACCTCTGAGGTAATGAACTCTGATGGGGAGTTTAGCAATGAGGTTACTGCACTTAGGAAATTTGTCCTAGCACATGCTAAGAAGACTGGTGCTATAACTGAAGAAGAAGCAAGGGGCTTGGCAATATCTAAAACTTCAGCAGACTATATAGAGAATGTTGGTATCAAGGAGATAAACCTTGCTTATGGTCTGGTTAATAACAAAGAGTTTCTTGCTATGGCTTTTAGTGATGAGCACTTTCAGACATTACTCAAGAGTATAAAGATGGAGAATAGTACCTTGTTTCATAGAGTAGTGGCTGCTATAGCTAAAGCTCTTGGACTTGGTAAGGACTATACGGCTCTTGAAGAGGCTATTAATCTAGTACCGGCTATCACTAAAGGTAAAGAGGCCTATAGTGCATCTCAGGATATTGCAGACTTTGACTTGGCACCACCTAAAGTAGATGAGAGAGTACCTAGGACTGATGAAGAAGTATCAGCTATCATGGCTGGTAAAGGACCAAAGGAGAAGATTAGAGAGAAGCTCTTTGAGAAAGGTAAGGACATCATGGCATTTGCTAATGATGCTCTAAGACCTATTAGTGACAGGATAGAAGCAAGGAGTGAGAAGATCTATGGGTCTCTTATGGCCATGGAGACTAGACTTAAGCTTAAACAGAGGGAGTACTCTCGTAAGGTTAAGCCCTTTATGACATGGTACAAGGGACTAACAGAGAGTCAGAAGACTCGTTATGACCTTGCACTTATGAACTCTAACACCAGTGAGAACCAGGGGATACTTAAAGAGATTCCTACTGCTATCATGTCCAATGTAAGAGAGGTGCTTGAAGACCTTAGACAGAGATCAGAAGATGTAGGGCTAGGGACAGAGAACAAAGAGTTCTACTTCCCACGTAGGGTCCACGATGTATCAGGTCTCATAGAGCATACAAACAAAGACCATGAATACAAAGGGCCTATGGCTCTTGCCTTTAAAGAAGAGATGAAGAAGCTTGGTGTCAAGGAGCTAACTGAAGAACAGAAGACTCAGGTTATCACTGATGTACTCCAGCGAGGGTACATGAGACAGTTGCCTAGACCTGGTGCTAGAAAGAAGAGAACAGTACCTTTTGTAGATAGAGGCTCTTACGAATTTTATTCAAACAGCAGTGATAGTCTCATGGGGCATATCTATGAGATGAATGAGAAGGTAGGACAGAGAGAGTTTATTGGTGGAAGTACCCGTAAGAAGAGGATACAGGCTCTTCTTGCTGATATGAGACACATCAATAAGATGAAAGATGGACCAAAGAGACAGGCTGCTATAGCTGAGTATGATATAAGAGCTAGGGAGCTAGAGGATCTTGAGAAGGATCTGTCAGATGGTGTATCTGCTCTTATCTATCAGCAGCTTGGTAGGGAACCTGCTAATGTACAGAATGAAGTTATTGATCTTATCAATGCACGTATGAGACAGAGAGGTGCTAATGGTATTGTAGACTTTATGAGGAATGTAGGGTATGCTACTACCATGGGTAACTTCATGTCAGCTATCACACAGCTTGGTGATATTCCTATCCTTCTGTATTATTATGGAGTTAATAAAGATTCTCTTGGTGCAGTAGGTACAGCCTTTAAGAATGTATATAAGATTGCTAAAGGTGATATGCACGGTAAGCTTGGAGAGACTGATGCTTTTGTAGATCAGGTTGACTTCCTTGATACACTTAGAGAGTTTAGCTCTAACTCTATGTCTGCTGCAACTGTTGATAAACTCTTTAAGTATAGTGGTCTGAAGTATGCTGACCTTATTGGTAAGGAAGCCTTCATGCAAGCTGGATACAAGCACTACCAAAAGAAGCAGAACAAAGAAGAGTTCCTGAAGAAGTACAAGCCTATGTTTGGTAATAAGGTTCAGGAAGTATGGCAGAAGTTCCAGCTTGGTAAGAAGACTGATGAAGATGTCCTCACTGTTCTTGTGTCAGAGTTAACCAAGTTCCAACCAGCTACTCTCTCACAACAGAGTAAGATGTATCTTGTAGGTGGGAATGCTAGGGTCTTCTGGATGCTGAAGACGTTCACCCTGAGGTCTACTTCAGCAGCTCTTAGAGAGGGTGTCAATGAGATTAACAAGGGGAATACTGCCAAGGGGGTTGCTAAGGTAGCTATCATTCTTGCTCTTTATAGTGCAGCAGGTGCAGGAGCTGATGAACTCAAAGATATTATTAGAGGCAAAGAGAGTGGGTTCCTTGATAACACTATGGACAATATGCTTCAGATGCTCTTCATGTCTAAGTACTCTCTAGAGACAGGCTTCAAGAAAGGTGCCCCACTTAAGACCCTTGTGGCTGATAACCTTATCCCACCTCTTAGGTTTGCTGATGACTTCCTCACGGATGTTGCATCTCTTACAGGTGTTACTGACAAGGAGTTCAAAGCTAAAAGTTTAAAGAGTGTACCTTTTATTGGTAACATAGCTTACAGTAGATCAAGTGCAGGACAAGCAGGGTATGCCTCTCAGGAGAGAACAGCTATACTTGAAGAGGTCAAGAGTAATAGGAAGAAACAGAGAGGTGCTTATGCTGGTGGTCTGAGTGAACGTATTAGGAAGTACAATCAAACTGCTACTGAAAAGATAACCTCTAGTACAATACAGAGAGCTTACAAAGGAGATACAAAATGAGTGATTTTATGGAAGACATTATTGGTGGTGTTGAGGAGTCTGAAGAGTTTACTCTTATAGGTAACTGTGATATCTGGGTGTCAGGTATTACATCTGGAACAGTTAAGCTCCAGATTAAGTTCAAGAGGTCAGGCACTTGGAGAGATGTACCTTATGAAGAATATGATGAAGATACCTTCAAGACTATCTTTGTATCTGAGAGTGGTGTAAAAGGCAGGCTAGTAGGTGTCAGTGTTAATACTGGAGTCTATGTAAGACTTGCAAGATTCATGAATGATTGAGGGAGATTATGCATACATACAGTAACATCTACAACAGTACTACTGAAAGGAAAGTAAGTGCTCTATTTAACAATCTCATTGCGTTGGACAGTTATCAGCGGGCCGCTGACCCTTATATTTTAGGATCTACTGTTGCCGCTGAACGGTGCACCATCGTTATGCCACCTGGCGGCACGGTGGTTGGCAGTGACTTGATTGTTACGGAATCTGCGTATGAGTTAAGTATAAACAACACAACCAAGTGGGACTCTTATGTCGATGCCGCAACTCGGGCAGGGAGTGACTTTTATTTATGGATGACACCCGCGGGGACGGTCTTGATCTCTTCCAGCAGTATTACGCCCACGGGCTACACGTATGGAACATGCCGCAAGATTGGCGGGTTCCATTGCCTGTGTGCTGATGTGGGTGTCATTGCGGATCACTCTCTCTCCGGATTTTTGGCGGGT